GAAGCCGAGTCAATCCTTACGCCGAAAGACGATAGCCGTATTATGTATCTCGGGACTCCTCAGACTACTTTTACTGTTTATCGTAAGTTGGCAGAGCGGTCTTATAGACCATTTGTCTGGCCGGCAAGATATCCCAAAGACATTACACCATACGAAGGATTAATAGCACCCCAATTACAAGAAGACATAGATCATGGCGCACAATCTGGTGATTCAACCGACCCTGACAGGTTTGATGACGATGACCTCCTACAAAGAGAGTCATCCATGGGACGTAGCAACTTCATGCTTCAGTTCATGCTGGATACATCTCTCAGTGATGCTGAGAAGTTTCCTCTTAAAATGTCTGACCTTGTTGTTACCAGTGTTAATCCTACTGAAGCACCCGATAATGTCATATGGTGCTCCGATCCACAAAATATCATCAAAGATCTGCCAACAGTCGGACTACCAGGAGATTTCTTCTACTCACCCATGCAATTACAGGGAGAGTGGACTCCATATTCGGAAACAATCTGCTCAGTCGACCCCTCTGGACGAGGATCAGACGAAACAGCAGCCTGTTATATCTCCCAGAAGAACGGCTTTCTATACCTACATGAGGTGCGAGCCTACAGGGATGGGTATTCAGATTCGACCTTGCTCGATATATTAAAAGGCTGTAAAAAATACAACGCTACAACACTTGTAGTAGAGACAAACTTTGGAGACGGAATAGTAAGTGAATTATTTAAAAAACATATTCAACAGACAAAACAAAGGGTGCTCATTGAAGAAGTGCGAGCAAATGTGCGTAAAGAAGACCGTATCATTGACGCGCTTGAACCTGTCTTTAACCAGCATCGTCTTGTTGTTAACCGTGGGGTTATTGAGTGGGATTACAGCTCAAATCAAGACAGTCCACCTGAAAGTAGGCTCCTCTATATGCTCTTTTACCAGATGAGCAGGATGTGTAGAGAGAAATACGCTGTAAAACATGATGACAGATTAGACTGTCTAGCCCAAGGGGTTAAATACTTTACAGACTCTCTATCAATCTCTGCACAGGAACAGATCAACCTACGTAAACAAGAAGACTGGAACGATATGCTTGAAGCCTTTATAGAAGACCCACAGTCAATGACTAATCATTTAGTACTTGGACTGGACGTTAACCAAAGACAACAAGCTAGAGGTAAAGCTGGTGGGAAGTCAGTCCCTACCTGGTTTTAACTCTACCCCTTATGTATACAGGGGAAGGGTGGACCCTTGTAAGGGGAGCTTAGGCTCCCTTTTAATAAATATCCGTGAATGATATTCCTTTAAAACACCACTCTCCACTTCCCTAAAGGGTTCAGAGTAGAGAGTTCTATTAATAACACTATATATGCCTAGACTTAAACTAGAAAGATTTAGAAAGCTATACAAGAGTCTAAAGACTCCTTGGAAACCACTCAACTGGCTAATACTTGGTTACTTGATTGGCATAGAACAGAGATACATAGATATTGTCTCTAAACAAACTGTTGATACTGCAATAAAAGACTACCTAACTGAGGTAGAAGATAAATCCTACCCACCTGAAATAGTGAAGCATGAGGATGGGTCTATTAGTATTGGAGATATTAAATGAAGATATTTCTTGATTCTGCTATTACTACAGATATACAAGATAGGTTAAAAACCGAGATAATAGATGGTGTAACAACCAACCCAACTCTTATAAAGAAGAGTAATGAAGACCCTGATGTGGTCTATAAAGAACTGTATGACATGCGTGTCAAGGATCTCTCTATTGAAGTAAGAGGAGAGACTGCACAGGAGTTGTCAGCTAATGGCATATTGTATGGTCGAAAGTACGGAGATGTAGCAACTATTAAGCTGCCTTGTACTGTTGAAGGTATTAAAGCGTGTAAGAAACTGTCCATATTGGGTCATAAGACTAATATGACTTTAGTGTTCAGTGTTAGCCAAGCAATACTGTGTGCACAGGCTGGAGCTACATATGTTTCGCCCTTTGTTGGTCGATTAGATCAGATAGGAGAGGATGGTAGAGGACTTATCCAGGATATTGCAAGAGTTTACTGTCTTCACAACATTAAGACACAGATATTAGCTGCTTCAATACGTTCTCCTAAGCAAGCAGAGGATGCTTATAAGGCTGGTGCTCATATATGTACTTTGCCAGTAAAAGTGTTTGATCAAATGTTCAGGCATAAGCTTACAGATGATGGTCTTAAGCAATTTGCCATAGATTTTGGCATAAATTTGTGAAGTCTATTATCGATATAGTACGGACGCGAAATACCCCCGCAGGGGGGTGCGAAACGCGCGCGCTAGATACCTAATCCAGCGAGAAGCCAGTCATACCAAGGCTTCCCGCTCGCTTCGCTCGCTCCCTGTGCGTATGTGTGATCAATTAACGCAGGCGCGCGCGGGTTCAAACAACGCAGGCAACCGCGGGCGGGCGGATTATACTGTCTCGCCTGTCTAATGCGACCTGTTGCTTAACACTTTGATACAATCCTGAGACTGACTGACATACCACAAGTTAGGGCGATATAGCTAATTCTTCACAATTTCTTTACATTCGCTGAGATCCCAGACTATACCTGGAGTTTCGCCGATTCGAGAAGATTTGTTGATTTTGATCTATCCACTTGAGGACAATTGTTGCTAGAATGGGGACATAGAGCAAGTTTGTTTTACGTTTAATTTAACTATCTCTCCCTTTAGGGTGAGAGAGATAGATTAAACTAAACTACAAACTACTCTCCAAGACATAACAACCAAATTCTCGGTTTAAGTAGCTCGATAATCCGGTGTCCCTTCAGGATTCGAGGATAAAACATAACACCGCATCGTTGATAGGATGTAGACCTGACCCGCCGTCACACAGGGAGAGAATGGGAATAAAACAAACGGGAAGCAAGGCAGTAAGTCAGGCTTACAACGTGGTTCAAGTCCACGTCTGCCACTTATCCATCTTTGTATGTAATACAAGGTCGGATATTTGTTCAATTATTTTTTATTAATTATGTTTCAAATTGCTCACCGTACCAGTACATGTGCCGCATCTTATGGGGTCAAAGTAAATCCATTTAATAAAACTGTTCAATACACATTTGAGAATGGACGTACTTACCTCTATAAAAACGTTGCAAGGACTAAGATCTTAAACCTTATGTTTAATGATGTTATTTCTTTAGGCTTTTGGGTTCAAGATCTAGTTAATAACTCACGTAGAGAGAATAGATACAACGTCCAGACTGGTGCGCTGACATTCAGAGAATGTGCATTCTCACCTTATACCAACAGGTATATCAACTTCTGATGAATGGTTGCATGGACGGTTCGATTCCGTCCACATCTATTGCTACTCAATGAGAGTAGCCTTTTATTTTACTCATGGTTCAAGTACATATAACAAGGCTTTCTTCAAATAAAAAGACAGGCAAAATGCCAGTCACAACAAGCGAAGAGAGTACTTGTCCTACCACATGTCCATTCTATGGTGGTAGTTGTTATGCGAAGTCAGGCTTCCACTTACGCCAACACTGGCAGAAAGTAAGCAACAAGGAGCGAGGCACAGACTGGGATGGTTTAACTAAATTTGTTAAGGACTTAAAACCTAATCAAATATGGAGACATAACCAAGCCGGTGACATGCCACACTTTGAGGGTCATATCAGATTAGATCTATTAAAAGATCTAGTCCAAGCTAACAAGGGACGTAGAGGTTATACATATACTCATCACAAACTAATAACCCATAACGTGGAAGCTATGAAGTTTTCAAATAACAATGGGTTTACTATTAATGCAAGTACTGAATCCTTAAAGGATGCAGACACTGCAATTAGTAAGGGTTTGCCTGCGGTATGTGTTGTTGATAACTCTAAGGATGTACCAACTGAAACTCCTGATGGACACAAGGTTGTTGTATGTCCGGCTCAAGTTAGGGATGTAACCTGTAAGGACTGCGGATTATGTCAACAGTCAAAGCGTACTTGTGTTGTTGCATTCTTAGCACATGGCAATAAGGCAAAGGAAGTTAATAAGACCTTATCTAATAACTAACTTATCCACATTAGTAACTTATCCAATTATGAAAAGATTAAATGTTCTTGTAGGCTGTGAGTATTCAGGCGTAGTCAGGGATGCCTTCGCCGCTCGTGGTCATAACGCATGGAGCTGTGACTTGTTGCCAAGTGATAGACCAAACCCCAAACATATACAACGAGACATCCTCGAAGTAATGGATGGTGACTGGGATCTAGCTATTTTTCATCCACCTTGTACTGATCTAGCTATCAGCGGCGCGGCTCACTTCCCCGCCAAGATCAAGGATGGAAGACAGCAACGCGCTATTGAATTTGTTGAGCGTCTTTATTACTGCGGTATCCCTCGGATATGCATAGAGAATCCAGTAGGTGTGCTTAGTACTAAGTCAAGACTAGGCAAGCCAACACAATACGTTCAACCATATGAGTATGGACACTTTGAAACTAAGAAGACTGGCTTATGGTTACGCGGTTTAGATCCATTAGTTCCTACAGATATTAAGGACTTGACCGGACTACCTAAGAAGGTAACTCAACGTCTTCACTACTTACCACCTTCACCCGATAGGTGGAAGATCCGCTCTACTACCTATCAAGGTATAGCCGATGCAATGGCGGCACAGTGGGGTTAATTAAATATTAATTAGTGGCATCGTAACACTAATGTAAGCCTGTTTAACGACAGCATTAATTGTGTCAATCGTGTAAGTCCACTTTAATTCTTATTACTTAAAGACTCATTTCCACACTCATCAAGCAGGGACGCACCTGATCGAGGGGTTGGTATGCCTGGAAATATTCCAAGTTTTTTTTATTTTTTTATTTTTATTTGTCCAAGGACACAAGGACACAACCAAGGATGTAAGGACACAAGGACGGTTCGACTCCCTCCCATCCAATTGCCCACGCAATGAGCGGGGCTTTACTGACTATGGACAAAGAACAATTTGTTATTGAAGTACAAAAAGTTGCTATGCAATCTAATCCTGATCTTGTTAACTCCACATCTTATGACGATGTACTCAAGGAGTTAACCGAACTTAAGGACAAAGCTATGAGATGGGAAATACTTAGAAGCTCATTTAAACCTGAGCCAGAGTTATTTCCAGTACGTCCAACACTTAGGGAAACACAAGCAAGGAGACAAGGACAACTATGAAAACTAAGGACATTAACGTAGCTGACCTACTTACTTATGCAGACAGAGAAGCCATAGCCAAGGTTGTTGAGCAACGAGTTCACACTGAATACGGCGACATGTATGACTTCAAATGGCAGATGAGCGTATCAGGACACTTTCACATACCAGAAACATTATGACAATTGACGTTAAACAAACACTGAACTATTCAGCAGCTATACGCAAGGCTGAACCCGACTGGGATGACGACATGGTGCGCAGAGCAGCAGAGCATTGCGTTTTATACATGGACGTGAGAATTAAACCAGCGAAGTTGAAGAAACATCTTGAACAATTTAAGGACACAAATCATTACTTATGACAATAACTATTCACCCATCAACAACTCAACAGTTCTTGATGCAACAACTGAATCAAGTTGTTTATCTATCTACTGAATGGTGGAGAATCAAGGAATTAATTGAATCATTCAACACAACTAAATAACAGAGTGACTACGCCTGACAGTCAGTAAACCCCTCGAAAGAGACAGGTATCTTTACACACTCATCGAGGCATTGCTATGAACTCTTATCAAGTTGAATTTAAAGTGCTTCCGCATTGGTCGGATTGGCGTTGGCATCTCATGGAAGCTGACGATCATGAGGACGCAGCATGGAAAGCCAAGGACTGGTGTGATACCAGGGGTTTTGAGCTAATTGATGTTAAACCTATTACAGGGAGTTACCCATTATGAAGAAAAGACCAAACAGAGGTCGCAGAATCTCAACAAAGAAGTACTTCCCTAACAGCTGCGAAGCAATAAGGAATACACCTGATAAGTACTTCACCTCCATGCCATATGAACAGTTTGAAGACTGGAAGATATATGGCTATCAGATACCTGAATCAGTATTTGCGATAATCCGTATGAAAGATAAGGACGGGAAATATTCAGAGAAGTACTACAACACCGAGAGAGGTGCAAAGAACTGCATAACTAAATGTATGCATGAAAACAAGGAAATATATATGTGCACGATGGAAGGCATGTATCATTTGAAACCCTCAGACCTATCAGATTTTAATAACCCATGAATAAGAACACATACTCAAGGAGATATAACACACTGTTAAGAGATATCTCCATACATCCACATAAGGATGAATTGCTTAACCTTATGTATCAACAAGTACAAGATGACGTTGACATAGACACTACAATAAGTAAATGTACCCACTAACTAACTAATTCTTAGGAGCCTTTATGCAACTCTTATCAATCGGTTCCTTATACTTAGGTATCGATGAAGACAAATATTGTGATCTATCTCTCCACTTAGGGAGATTAAATGTAGAATATAGTTGTCCATCCATTAAAAAATCTAATGACGAACCAAGACCCATCGAGGGTGGTGACGGACTTTCAGATGCAAAAGCTTGCCCAAGCTGTGGAGCTATTCCGGACGCATGATAAAGAAATCCCTGCCCAAGTTATTGCTACTTTTTTATATGTTGCTTCCCATGACGACTGCGCTAAGGTCGATCTGGAAAAGGCACTCGCTTTCTCAAGCGCAAGTGGTAGCCGTAATACTGATTGGCTCAGTGAGTTTCATAGATTGAATAAGGCTGGACTAGGACTTTTAATCAAGTATCGAGATCCAACCAACAGAAGGAAGCAGATATTGAAGTTAAGTCCTAAAGGTCGAATACTTGTAAACCAACTTAAACAGATTCTTTATGGTCAAAGCGACTTGGGGTAATTGCCTCAAACATACTATAAACACACGTGATTCCTGGATTTATGGGACTGGCGCAAAGTCTGCCATTACCTATGCCAACTATTTCACAGAGTTCAGAGGACTAGGTTTCCCTGTAGAAAAGATCACTATCCCATTAATAGATGAACTTAAACAACATCTCAAGGTAGATGGACGTGCTAACGCCACTATTAATAGATGTCTGTCTTCTATAAAAACAGTACTCAATCACTGTAAAGATCATGGATTAATTTTCTTTGAGATTCCTAAATGGAAAAAACTTAAAGAGAATAAATATCAGCGCATACATTTTACTAAAGATGAAGTCGAAGCCATTGTTACCGCAGCTGTGGAGACACATGGACGACAGGACTTAGCTGACATTGTTAATTTCGCAGCCTACACAGGCATGAGACAAGGAGAGATCCTTAAGTTAACAGCAGCTCGCGTTGACTTCTTACAAAACTGCATACATGTAGGTGCAAGAAGAGAAGATACTACCAAGACTGGTACGTATCGTGCTGTTCCTATCCATTCATCGTTAAAGCATATGCTTGTTGAACGTACTAGAGATGCTGGTGCGAGAGATTTAGTATTTGGTTACGACTGGACGGATAAGGATCAATTACTACGTGCCTTTAAAAAGGTAATAAACAGATATCCAATTAACCTTGCCAGCGAGGACGGATATTGTTTTCACAGCCTACGCCATTCATTTGGTACGTGGCATTTCGCTGGTGGCACAAAACCTAGAAATCTCATGGAGATGATGGGTCATGCAAACATAGCGACAACCCTAGGATATGGTCATGCTACCGATGAAGGTAAGCAGCATGATATCAACAATATCTAGCGTGTCCACCGCTGTCGTTAAACAAGTATTTTTATAACGGTTTTTTGTTATGTTAAGCGCGTTTGTTATAATCAATATGGTCAAATCCCTTGGGAGTGTGGCGGAATTGGTAGACGCGCCGGACTTAAAAACTAACTAAAATATAAATACACTAGCGTACAGCACATATAGGGATTAGGGTAAAACCTAGTCCCTTACTTAATTTATAACCTATCCACATCCGTATATATATCCAACTTATATCTAGCGCACATTTAACACACTCATCACATGCCTACAACTGCTGATTTAGAAAGGCAGGAGAAGTTTGAAAGAAAGCAAATCAGGGGCGGATTAGAACGTATCAGATCTAATACTAAGAAACTGATAGAAAAGGACTATGCGTCCGCAACCACCTTTGGTTCAGCTTCAATAGAAACACTCTTACCTTATTTAGTAAAAGCAATAGACGTTAAAAAAGATGATAGAAAAGCTAAGTCAATAGGAAGACACTTACATTTGTTACCATATTTGTTTGCTCTCGATTCAGAATCACAGGCAGCAATAACAGCAAAGATAGTATTTGATAAGACCTTCTCATCTCGTAAAGAGAACAGCAAGGTCGCTAATGTTGTTCAATCTATCGGTTCAGCATTAGAAGCAGAAAGCCAAATGAGATACTATGAAACCAGTGCTCCAGGGCTTTTTGAGACATTAAAGAAGAATTATTGGCATCAAGCTAAAGGTACAGAATACAAGCGTAAATCCATGCAGACATTGATGTCCAAGCATGATGAAATAGAACAATGGAAATCATGGAACAGGATTGAACGTATCAAAGTAGGTACTTGGTTTTTAGACTGCCTTATGGAGTCTTCAGGTTGGTTTCAAAGGACTATCTTTATGCATCGAGGAAAGAAGCAACAATTCTTAGAACCAACAGATAAGTTTCATAAAAACAAGGAAGAAATAATAAGATTAGCTGAATTATTTAGTCCTCTAGCGTGGCCGATGCTCATTGAACCAAGAGATTGGTCTCCTGCACATGAAGGAGGATATTACCTTAATGACCTCACACGTTGCCATGAAATGGTCAGACGTGGCTACCCCTTATGTATACAGGGAGAAACAACCTATAAATTTCTTAATGAAATACAGAAGGTTAAATACCGTTTAAATCCGTTTACTGTAATGGTTGCGGAGGAATTAGAATGTAAAGAAATTGAGGTTGGAAAGTTTCGCCCTGTCATAAATCATCCAGACCCTCCCAAACCTTTAGACATTGATGTCAATGAGGAAAGAAGGAAGCAATGGAGAAAAGATACAGCGATAGCAAAGAACAAGAACGCGAACGAATGGAGAATATCTTGTAGAACTAGGATGACAATGAATTGTGTCAGAGAGTTTAAAGACAAGGATTACTACATACCATGGTCATTTGATTATCGCGGACGAGCTTACCCTATACCTAGCTTCTTAACTCCTCAAGACACAGACTTTGGAAAAAGTTTAATTAGGTTTGCTGATGAAGCACCTATAACTGAGGATGGGATGAAGTGGTTAGCTTTTCAAGTATCTACTACTTATGGTCTTGATAAAGCAACTATGGAGGAGCGACTTGATTGGGTTGCTAAAGCAGAGAATATACAATTAATTATTAGAGTTGCTACAGATCCAATTAATAATATTGGAGACTGGGAAGCAGCTGATGAACCTTGGCAATTCTTAGCTGCGTGTAAGGAATACTATGACGTAGTTATGACTGGTAAGGAGACTACTGGTCTACCAGTGGCAACTGATGCTACATGCTCAGGTCTACAGATACTGGCTGGTCTAGCAAGGGATAAGTCCACAGCTTGTTTGGTCAATGTAATGCCAAGCAATAAACCTCAAGATGCTTATGCGGTTATAGCAGAAAAAAGTAAACCAAATATACCTGAAAGATTACGTCCTTATTGGGATAGAAAGAAAACTAAAAGATGTGTTATGACCATACCTTATAACGCTAAACCTTTTAGTAACAGACAGTATATACGAGATGCTTTTGATGATGTGAATATTGAGGTTGATAAAGATGAATTAACCCAAATAGTCAAAGCTGTACGAGATGCCATGGAGCTAGTCGTACCAGGACCTATGAAGGTTATGCGATGGATTGAGCAAGAAGTAGCACAGACTATAAAAGATGGAGCACAAGAGATTTCTTGGATTACTCCTTCTGGATTTAGGGTTAACCAACGACTTATGAAACATGACCACAAGGTTGTGGAACTACATTTGATGGGTCGTTGTCAGATAAAAGTATTAGATGGAGAAAAGGGTGTAGATCTTAGACATCACAAAAATGCAACAGCTCCAAACTTAATCCACTCATTGGATGCCAGCTTGTTACATCTTAGTGCTACTAAGTTTAATGCACCTATTAGTCTGATACATGATTCAGTTCTATGTAGAGCTACAGATATGACTCACCTGTCCACATTGGTACGGGACACTTACATGCACCTCTTCGCAGAGCATGACTTTTTAAAAGACTTTGCAAAATCAATTAATGCAAAGACTGAACCACCGATCATTGGAGACTTACAACCAGAATCCGTGATTGAATCCACTTATTTTTTCTGTTAATGAAAAACATACACGTAACAAAGGATCCTGTAACCCTTGAAGGTTATCAGGCGATATTAAGACCAAGTAAATTTGGCTATTCACTAAAGGCTATTGTTGGTCAGGACATAGTTGATGCACTTGAGACTGAAAGAGCTGACTGTCTTAAATGGGCAGAGTCAAAGCTTAAGAATCCAAAGAGGTCAACACTTAGACCTGAACCTTGGGAAGAAGTAGCTGATGGAAAATATATTATTAAATTTTCATGGGCTGATGATAAGAAACCACCTGTTGTAGATACAGAAGGTACACCAATTACAAATGAAGATACACCAGTTTATGAAGGTTCCAAAGTTAAAATTGGATTTCATCAGAAACCATACATACTTAGAGATGGCGTTACTTATGGCACATCACTTAAGTTGTCTGGAGTACAGATTGTCTCAATACAATCAGGAGCTGGTGTAGATACAGGAGATTTAGATGAAGGCGGTGTTGCTGAATTATTTGGTAAGACTCAAGGCTTCAAGGCTGATGATCCAAACGTCACACCTTCAGAAGAAATCGCTATAGATGATGACTTCTAATGTTCAAATCAGGATTAGAGGAAAAAGTCTCTGATCTTTTATGTGAGTTGGGTGTTGATTATGAATATGAAGGTACAAGTTTTTCTTATACTATCGCTCATAAATACACACCTGACTTCGTTCTAAAGAATGGTATTTGTCTAGAAAGTAAGGGCTTTTGGCGACCTGAAGATAGGCGCAAGGTTCGACAGGTAATAGCTGAGAATCCAGGTATAGACTTAAGAATGGTTTTTCAAGACCCTTATAAGAAGATAAGTAAAAAATCAAAGACGACTTACGCACAATGGTGCAAAAGATATGGAATTAAATGGTGTGCTTTTCACGCCATACCACTTGATTGGCTGACATGACAGAAAGCGAATTTATAAGACACGATCCATGTCCAGACTGTGGCTCGTCCGATGCACTAGCGGTGTATACGGACGGTCATACCTTCTGTTTTAGTTGTCATACTAGGAAGGCTGGAGATGGGCAACAACACACTCATCACATGCAAAACAATGTTAGTTTTAAAGGATCAGCCCAAAGGCTGCAAAAACGAGGAATTAGCGAAAAAACCTGCGAAAAATACAAAATCTATAGAGACCAAACACACTTACGCTTCCCTTATTTCGATGGCTCTGGATGCCTTCAAGGATTCAAAACCAAAGACAAATTAAAGAATTTTAAGTATGAAGGAGTTTCCACTGACACCTTATTTGGTCAGCATCTATTCCCTAGTACTGGTAAACGTATTGTTATTACTGAAGGTGAACTAGATGCTGCGAGCTGCTATGAAGCGATGGAGAACTGGCCGATGGTTTCGCTACCACATGGGGCGGCGGGAGCCAAAAAGGATCTTCAGAAACAAATACCTTTACTACAAGGCTATGAGGAGATCGTCCTCTTCTTCGATAATGACGAAGCTGGACGAAATGCTACCGAACAGGCAGCGTCTATCCTCCCGCTTGGGAAGGTTAAGATTGCTCGTTTGGAAAAATATAAAGATGCGTCAGATGCGCTCCAAGCCAATGACAAGGATTCTATTAGACGTGCGATCTGGGATGCGAAACCTTATCAACCAGATGGCATCGTTGATGGGAAGTCGTTACTAGAACAAGTAACTACTCCCAGCCCACCATGTAATCACTCATATCCCTTTCCTGGACTGCAATCTATGACCCATGGCATACGCTATGGTGAGCTAACAACGATTACAGCTGGCACTGGGCAAGGTAAGTCTACGTTCTGTAGACAGCTCGCAACAGAGCTGTTAAATACAGGAACTAAAGTAGGTTACATCGCATTGGAGGAATCCAACAGGCGAACAGCACTAGGACTTATGTCAGTAGCTGTGGGTAAAGCCCTACACCTTGGCGAACACGAATATACCACCCTAAAAGATGCTTACGATTCCACTATCTCTGGTTGGAACCTTTATTTATACGACCATTTTGGTAGTTTATCTGCGGATATTATCTACAGTCGAATTGAATATATGGCTCTCGGACTGGATATAAAAGTAATCTTTCTTGACCACCTATCCATACTACTTAGTGGATTAGATGGAGATGAGAGAAGAATGATAGATCAAACCATGACTAACTTAAGGAGTCTGGTTGAACGTACAGGAATTAAATTATTTTTAGTTTCTCACTTAAGAAGAGCGCAAGGAGATAAAGCAATAGAAGACGGACAAAAGGTATCAATTGGAATGCTGAGAGGATCGGCTTCAATTTCACAGTTGTCTGACACAGTTTTAGCTCTAGAGCGCGATCAGCAAAACCCAGATGATGTCTCGACTTTAAGAGTATTGAAGAACAGATACTCAGGAGAGACAGGTGTAGCTGCTCAATTGAAGTACAACAAAACCACCTGTAAATTCAATGAAACTACAGACCCAATTTTCAATCCCAGCACAGACTTCTGAGCTGAAAAAACCAAAACCACCTACAAAACAAGCAAAAAAGAAAGCAAAGTTTAAAGATAAAACATATGTCGGAAAAACAAATGCTGGTATTTGATTGCGAAACTAACGGATTACTACATGACGTTTCTGAGATACATTGCATCGCCATATACGACTCCCAAAAGGAAAAAACCTACGTATTTAATAATCAAGGTGATGACTGCTACCCGATCACGGAAGCTTTGCATTGGCTCACCCATGCTGATGTCATCGTTGGTCATAATATTATTGGCTACGATATACCTGTTCTTCGGAAAACTTATTCTTGGTTTGAGCCTTGTAATAATGTTGTCGATACTCTTGTCTTATCTAGGTTATATCATCCAAACTTAATGGAGATTGATAAGAGAAGAAATATAGAGAGGATGCCTTTACAACTGTATGGCAGACATTCCTTAGAAGCTTATGGATATAGGTTAGGAGAATATAAAGGTGAGTTTGGCAAAACAAGTGACTGGAAAACATGGTCACAAGAGATGCAAGATTATTGCGTACAAGACGTACAAGTAACAACTAAATTATGCGAACACTTCCGCCCCTTGATGACTCGTGTAAATTAGAACATCGAGTCTCCCAGATATTAACTGAACAAGAAATACATGGATGGCAATTTAATGAACAAAAAGCTCTCGAACTTGAGTCATCTCTCAGAAGCGAGATGGAAGAAACTCAAGCAATACTTCGAGGACAATTCCCTTACGTTGCAGGATCGTTGTTCACTCCTAAACGAGATAACGCAACACAAGGATA